ATAAAGTTCGATTGTTCTTGTACATAGGCCAGCGTCAGATTGGTAAGCGGCTGGTCGATATGCACTGCGGAGGGAGTCAGCATAGGCATATTATATAATCCTTTTCTTTAATGCTGGTTATTAGGCGACGACATTGCCACCAGTGATCAGTTCGATCTCAATGATCTGACCGTCAACACCAGCTTCTTTTGCGTAACCCATCACTACGTCGCCCGAGGCAGCGGCCAAAGCGGTACCATCGGCACCAGCTTGTACGGCAGCACCAGCAGCAATAGTGCCACCAGCTTCAACCATAACCGAACCAGTGCGAACCACGGTCACAGCTTTACCAACAGCGGCACCTACGATGCACACGCCGTAGCACTGTTCACCAGCCGAGTTTGCCAGATCGACAAAACCATCGCTTTCCAAGGTTACAAATTTAAATTGTGCGGACGACAGATCGACGCCTGCGATTTCAGTACGAGTATCACGGCTCTGCATAACAGCCATTGTTATTCTCCTTTATAGGACTTGTTGATAAGAGCTTTGCCTTCGTCGGTCTTCGCCACAGCGGCATAAGCCTTAGCATATTCACTCTTTTTAAGTTGATTTTCGTCCATATAGGACTTAACTAGTGCATCCAGCTTGTCGGCTGCGGTTGCAAACTCACCATCAACGTCCGACTTACCAAATTCTTGCATGGCAGCAGCAAATGCTTTGTCAGCAGCCAGCAGTGCAGCCATCACAGCTTCGTCGTCACCAAACGACTTGACCAGCGACTTAGCAGCATTAACATCAAAGTGCGGCAGAACTTCACCAGCACGTTTGGTCAATTCAATATCAGCCTTCTCGACAGCAGCAGCTTCGAGGGCTTTCAGGACAGGTGCAGGAATGTCACACTTAGCGACCATCTCACCTTCCACTTCAATCATTTCGACTTCGGCTTTCTTTTCGATTGCCTCTGCTTTAATGACGAAACCGTTTTCAATAAGGCCCTTACGCAGGAACTCATTTTCATTCTTGAGGGTATCCACATCAGCTTTCAGTGCTTCAATGTCTACAGTCTCAGCTTCTACAGCCTCAACTTCAACTTCGTCTGCTTTTTCAAGAGTGGCTTCACCATCCTCAGCAATGTCATCCGCAGCATCAGCTTTTTCCATGTCGTTGTAACCCAGAGCCTTCATAGCCTCTTCTTTGCCACAACCTTTCTCTTCCATGTACGCCTTTACTTTGGCTTCCATTTCATCAGTCATCTTGTTAATTTCCTCTTGGGAAGTGTCACGCTTGAAAAGACTTACCATTGCTTGAGCATTGGCAGGACGGTCCACTAGGGACAATTCGTCAAGCATGAGATTTTTAAGTAGATTAGCCATTGTAATCTTCCTTTACTGCACGACCGCCAATGCTGAATGCGGCCAACTCGCCAGACTTAACCATGTTCCAGACTTCATCATCGAATACTTTGTATGCGACAACCCATCCTTCACGGTCAGACTGAATACCAAGAGCATCACCAATCTCTTTAGTGATAGGCAGTGAGTGTACAACGACACCAACTTGTTCGCCTGTGTGCATAGCTTTACCAACTCGCACATGCTCCATAAAATCGTTTACTGCCTTGACTAGGGTGTCTGGTTCAATTACGTCACCCTGACGGTCAATGACAGGCTCACCCTTCTCGGTAACGACAGAAGCCCAGCCATATACCATACGCTGTTCGTCGTCTGCCTTAAGGATTTTTCCTTCAATGCTTTTAGTCATTTCACTCACCGAAGTGTCCGCTTCCCACATCCGACACGACCAATAACGGGCAGATGTCTTATCACTTGCAGTATCGCAGGAGTGACGGGAACGGAAATTGGCACGAGCCTTCGGATCATCACGACGGATTTCCATGTTAGGGTCACCGAAAGTAACTCGTTTTACTTTGTCGCCATCCATGACAAATACTTCAAACTTCTTGTTGCCACCTTGGATGCGACGGGGCTTATTCAGGGTTACTTTTTGGCCCTGATATTCTGCTTTGGTAAACTCGGTCTTAAGGACTTCTTGTACAATGGCCCTGAGAGCCTCTATACGGTCCACTGAGGGGCCTTCGGCCTCTTCTGGTTCTTCCTTTAGCGGGAGGCCTGCAAGCGCCCTGTAGTAATCCATATAAGCCTCTTCTGACTCGGCTGGCATATAGACTGCCTGTTCTTCGTAGTCAGTGACGTGGATAGCACCACCAAGGCCCATGTCCATACTACGACTACGAGCCTCTGCCTCAGTAGTGAAGATGTCAGCAGCATATTGTGCTTTTAAGACAGTACTCATGGGTTGATAACCTTTGCTAGATAACCCTGAAAACTTGCGTATACCTCTGCACCTTGAGTGTCGGTCTGTGCAGTAACACGAATATCAGAGTTCTTTGGGATGATAATTGCTGGGTCTAGATTAACCTGCCAAGCCCCACCAGCAGAGTTAGCTGACACTGATGCACCTTCACGGAAGACTTTACCGGGCGACCTAAACTCTAAATAGAAGTTTACAGCAGCAGACTGTTTATAAGAAACCGACCCAAAACCATTAGTAAGAACAAAGTAATCTTCATTACTGAATGTTGTCGCTGCCTTAAAGGATTGCTGAAAGCCTAAAGGTATCTGAGCATGAACTTTAGTAATGTCAGAGGGTACACCACCAACAATAGCTGTATTCTCGTAAACATAAACAGCACCAGCTAGGTTAGTACCGTTATTGTTATAGACACGAGAGACCCTAGCGACAGGAGTTGGTAATGCTACCCTATTCTGACCATTAAGAGTTACAGTCTGTACTAAGAAGGTAAACTGTTGGTCAGCACCAGTACCAGTAACAGTGTGACACTCCAACAAGATTTCTTCATTGTCTAAAGCTGAGCTAGAAGAGATGCTGTCGATTGTGTTGGACTGTACGTAAGTTTCCATACCACCTACAGTCCAAACTGTTTCCCGAGAAGTCCCTAAAGCAGCAGACTTACCAAACTTAGTTAGGGTCTTTGCTTTAGCATCAATAGAAACGTCATCACCAAAAGCACTATAGATTTCTCTCTCAGCTTGGACAAGACGGGCGTCTGGAACTTCATACAAACGCCTTGTCCAGTTCCCAGAACGCCCTTGTGTCATTAGCTAAAGTCCTTCACTTCCTGCGGTGTGGCATCCACTACAGCCTGTGCAGCCGCACGTTCAGCATCGTCAGCTACGATCTCAGGGTTGTCTACAGTCTCAACAGTAGCATTGCCCTCATCATCGTAGGTGGTCTGCTCGACAGTGGCAGGCAGTGGTTCAATGGCAGGCACAACGGTCACGTCCATGATCTCGTTGCCCTCTTCATCGAAGGCGCCAGTGGGCGTTTCAATGGTGTATTCTGCACGACCATCGGCCAGACGGTATTTCTCCAAGCGGGCAGTGGCCTTGCGATACTCAGCAAGCTGCCAGTTGAAGGTATTGTTGGCGATGTTCACATCGTGGTTGGCAGAGAAGGTAGCCATGAAGGCATCGAAGGCACCGTCAGCAGTGCGGATGGATTTCTCACGAGCTTGGCTTGGCCAGCTACGGCGGATGTAGGTCTGCGCCCGCTTCTCAAGCTGCACTGGGGTCAGAGGCGCATCGCCTTTATTCACGAAGACAGTCATTTGCGAACTCCAATCACACAGGTTTGAGTGGTAGCGGACGGGGCGACAGCGGGCTTCACGTAGTAGTCAAAGCCATCGTAGACCACCTCGTAGTCATTGGCTGCACCTTCACGCTGCAACAGGCCATCCTCGTAGACATGCAGGGGAACCCAGCCCTTGGGCATCCGGTGGACTACATCGGTGCCATCGGTTTCAAAGACGGATACGTTGTCGAACGTGCCGCTGCTTGTGGACGTTGGGTATATAACGACTTGCGTAGTGCTAGTTGTTGCGGTGAATGACAGCGTTGCAGTTTGCCCTGACACAAAAGTTTCATATGCGCCATAAGAGCCGCCGCCACCTTCCCTGTGATACAGACGAACATTACCGGAAGTAAGGGTCAAGCAGTCAGCTTTAATACTGTATGTCTTGCCAATCTCAGTATCAAAGGTCTGCATTGCATTAACATTACTTGCTACAGAAGAAGCGACTAACTCACCCCCACTGATCGTCCAGCCAGTCCCTTTCGTCCAGTCAGTATCAGCATCAAACGTGCCGTTAGTAATCAGCCCGTCGAAGTAAAACTGCTGCTCTTTATAGCCCCCCTGATTACGCAGGGAGGCCAGTTCTTCACGCAGGTTGACTGAAGGTTTTTCAATATAGACCGTCATTGGATTACTCCTCGACCACTAGGCCATTGCTGGCGCTGATTGCAGTTCCGACCGCAGTGGTCGTGTTCGATACCCGACGCAGACCTTGGAAAACAGACCGTCCAGCCGAAGTGCCTACGTGCAGGAGGCCAGTGTCACTGTCGTGAGCCAAGGCTGTCACAGCGTCAGAAGCCCCGTAGAGAGTGGCTGCTGCGTTCTCTTGGAACAGCACCTTCTCGTCCTCGTAGATTTTCTTAATCTGCTCGGCTGTGGGTGCGGTAGCGGAGATGCGCAGGAGTGCTAGGGAGCCGCCGAATGGTAACTCATTCGTAGACACCACCCTACCACCGATGCCAAAACTTGCAGAAGTATTGGTCAAGTCCGTCGCAACACTGGCGGAAGCCTCTTGCCTACCATTGATATAAAGCGTTGCAGTCCCCGAGGTTCTTACAACCGCAAAAAGAAACCATCTATTTGTCTGTAAATTCGTTGTCCCTTGAAGTTTCACCGCACTGTCTACGACAAAAGTCATAAATTCGTTGCTATCAAGACGAATATCCCAATCTGGCGCTACGGAGGATGCCTCATACCTACCGAGAATTACGTCTGTCCCCTGATCGTTGGTCTTCACCCACCCCATCACACAGAAGTCACCCGTGCCAAAGTCGAGGTCCGAGTTATACGGCTGCTCAAGGTAGTTGCTGGCAGAGAAGCCAGAGTAGGCCACCAGTTCAGCGCCAGTAGCTACAGGGCTGCGGGTCACAGTGCCGTTGACGATCAGGCCGTTGTTGTTCACCGAGCGGTCTGCGTCTGCGAGTTTTATCCGCACATAGTTCAAAACCGCAACGCCAGTTGTCCCCGTGTTTCTTAAGCCGACATATGTTGATGTTGTCGTCGCTACAAATGTATAGGCAGAAACTCCAGTATTGGCGGTGCTAAAAGGGGAAATCCCTGTTACATCAATGCGTAACGAACCTGTAAGGCTTACAATATCTAGCTCAACTACATACGTTTTGCCAACAACTGTTGTTACTGTCTGATACATATCAAGACCAGTAGCTTCGCCATTTCTATCAATAGTTAAATCACCACCAGAGGCGCTGAACAGAATAGTAGAACTCGCCGTAGACCATCCAGTAGGAGGTGTTGCGCCAGAAGCCCCAGTCCAGTCTTCGCCATTCGTCACCAACTCACCAGACCCAACCAGATCGGTGTCATCGGTATCGGACAGGAAGGCACCCTTGGTGTCGCCGTTCATCCAGCCTGTGTTGTAGGTGGAGGTGGTGTAGGCGACCATGCCGTTGGCTGGGGCTGCGGGGTTTTCATCAATAAGAGTTAACCCATTAGGAGAACCAACCACTCCGTCTATAAAGTTTTGCGGTTGGGATAATCCAAGAGTTACCAAGTCGTTGCCTACAAAGTTTGCCTGACCAAAGTTGGCATAAAGTGCATCAGGGGCCGTAGATTTATCTGCTGTTGGGATAGTTCTTTCCACGAGGGTGTATACGTATCCTCCGGCAGCAGAACGGGATTGCCAACCAATGCCCCCACTTTTAGGGAACCACACACCACCAGTCTCATTGTTTGTTGAAGCTGTGTAAGTCAGATCAACAACCGTCCCATCATCACGGATAACGGAAACCCCACCATCCGTCGCCACAGCAATCGTAGGCACAGGAAGCCCAGTCGCAGGGTCAATCGGGGCGTTGGGTAGCACGGTCATGGCTACATCGTCGGCAACATTACTTACCAAAACACTGCGAGGAAGACCCCAGCCTGACGATGGTTCAAATGTGTTTCTTTCAGATATTGGGTAGTAAAGAGTGCCAACAAACCCATCATTGCGTGTATTTGATTTTGTAAAAATCTCAGAAACAAAACTGACGGAAGCTAATCCTGCCCAAGCAGTATTGGGGGGATTACCCCCTTTTGACAGAACGATTTGTGCGTTTTTAGCCTGCACTGCCGTGATATCTGTGTGATTTTGGTTCGAACCATCAACAAATAATCCAGTGCTGGTGCCAGTTGGTCCAGTAAACACCATCCACATAGGTAGGCTTGGGTCATCACCATCGTAAATCGTGACTTTATTTCTCTCAGCCACAATCACAGCAACAGCAGGGAACTCACGGCGAGAACCACGGGTGGCAGTGTTCAAGGTCTCGTTATACCAGCTTGTGTGCTGCGTGCGCTTACGCCATGCACCACCGTCGCTGTCCTTCGAGGTGTCGTAAACAAAGACGTCCACTGCGGTGTCGGCAATGGAGGTGTCAATAGCACTCAGATCAAGAGTAGCAAGGTCAAGGTCACCACCAGTAGCAGTGATAGCCCCACTCACAGTAACATCACCAGTGAACTTTTTCAGTTCACCGTAAGTAATAGCTTTAGTTTCACTGGCAGAGGTATCAACGACAACAAATTCATCGGCGTCTGCTAGGTTAGCACCAGTAATATTCGTAAGTTCTGAAATCTTTTTATCGGCCATGTCTTATGATCCTTCTAGCATAATAAAGAAACCGTCCTCAGTTCTTAAGTTGTAGCCTGACTCAAGGAGGACAGCATCTACGCCAGCAATGTATTGGTATACAGTTCTAAAAATGAAAGCCATGATTAGACCGAAAGGGCGAAGATATTACTTGCAGTGGTTCCGGTTGCTTTAACTCGCTTAATGGCTACGTATAGCGGGCTAAGAGAAGCAACAGGAATAGTAATTTCAGTGTCATTCTCAGTAATGACTACAACGTCACCAGAGCTACCAGCGTACAAACCGATGCACTGGGCGGGGACATTATCTGTGGAATCGTTAGGAGTTACAGACGTAATGTCCCGTGCAATCCCAGTATTCTCGTATGAAAAATAAGGCATTTAGTTTTCCTCTGGGGTGGTTGTTGTGTTGCCCACTTCTGGGTCGTATTCTAGTTCAGCAATAGCCATAAGGTCACTGATAACCTCTGGGTGGTTGCTAACGTCGATATTCGCACCGTTAAGGTTACGTAGGAATGCTGCAATCTCACGAAGATCATGCGGAGCAACATCACCAGCCTCAATGGTTGGCATCAGGTCATAGGGCAGACCGTTCAACTCCCAAAGGCGTTCAACCAACTGTTTGTTGAGAACGTCCACAATGGCTTGGATATAACTCTCAAGCGCACGGAGGAACAGGTCTGTCTTCGACTTAGAGAGGGCATAAGAACCGCCCTGCGATCCAAGCAGAAGAAACTCAGAAAGTACACTACGAGCAATGTCATGCTGGTAACGACGTACGATAGGGTCAATGTCAATGTTACGCTTACCATTGGAAGCCATCAACTCAATGTCTACCAGACGAATGTTGGTAGGCGACCCATCCTTATCCAGATACGTATCAGAAGGTGTAATAATATAACCCTGCTCGTTGAACTTGACATCCCGAAGGATTTGCTTCAAGTTGTTTACGAACTGAGCTTGTTCAGGGCTTGCACCAGCCGACAGATACTCAGCAGGGATACGAGCAACGGGGATACCAGCTAACTCACGTTCTACAGCAATAGCTTCGATAGCCTGTAGGTTATTCAGATACTCGTAAGAGGTATAAGCATTACGGAGAATAGAACGACCAGAAGGGTCACCATTAATGCTAGTGGTACGGTAGTACAATGACTTGTTAGTTGGGATGTAGTTCTTGTTGTTGAACCCGCCAATGGTTTGCTCAATACCCAACACATCCCCAGTCTTACGATCTACATCAAAGCGGTTAATGGTCCAAGGGGCACGTACAGCAATCTTACGGACACCAATACGACCATCAGTAAACTTAGACCGTTTCTTGTCGCTACGTTCAGCAGGGCCTACACGACGCTTATACACCACCTCAAACCAAGCAAAGCCATACGACAAGAACGACAAAGCCTCAGCAATGTGATCATCTAGAGTATGATCCATGTCGTGCAGGACACTCTCAACAAACTCAGCTTCACGTTTAGCAGCTTCACTGTCGTTAGCAGGTTTAACGGATAGAGTCACATCACGTAGGATTTGCTCTACCGAGTACATAACAGCACCAATAGTGCTATCATTGTCACGCATCTCACGGTATTTCTTAATGGCCTTACGACCACGGAGTTCAGGCAGAAACTCATCTGCACGGATTTGACCGTTATCGGTGTTGTCACCAGCTACACCTAACGTAGCCTTAGCTTGTGCTTCTGAAAGTTTCCTAGCCATTGTTCTTTATTCCGTTATCGTGATAGCCCCTTAGAATTGCTATAGGCTAGGGTAAGCTGGGGCTTACTGTACCCGTTAAGTGAGAGGTCTGTTAAAGCCCACACAAGGGCATCTAATCTGTCTGGGGAGCCAATCGACCCTAGTGGTTCCCACGTTCTCATTTGGGTTTCTAGTTCGTCTAACTTAGCCCCATCAGGGGGATTAGACACATGCTTGACAAGACCACGTTCATACAAGGCCGAGATAGGTTCCGCTCGTGCATACTTGCCACGAGATGCTCTAACCATCTTTACGGGAACAGTTTCATCTTCGCCATGAAGAGTAGTCTTAACCATATCACCACCTTGGTTAACCTCAGCAACGATACGGTCAGCTTCATATTTGTGATAGAGGGAAATAGCTTTAGAAGCCCAGCCCTGTGGCGATAGCTTCTCGGTGTAGTCACCTAATACGTACGCAATACCGTTCACATCAATACCAGCAACGACAATACCTGTCATGTCACTTTCTTTGTTAGCAGTAACAGCAGGGTCAATAGCCACAACAATCCTAGCAAGGTCTGGTACAGCATCATGCTTGATCTCAGCAGCCTCTAGCATGTCAGTGTTCCAGAGTGCGCCCTCAGCTTCCTCTAGGACTTCCGCATAGAGTTCTTGGCGACCAAGGCGTGTGCCTTCGTACTGGTTCTTAACCGCTTCAAGGTAAGTGCCTGCAAGGTTAGCAGCATTGTCGAAAGTAGAACCGCCAGTAACATAAGTCTTGGTATCCTTCATCAACTTCCGAACAAGTTTAGTGGGCTTGGGGGTGGTGGTCACGACAATCCGAGGATGCTTCCCCAAACGCATACAAAACTGTAGCATGTCCCAAGTGTCAATGTCCTTGTTCCATGCAGCAAGCTCGTCACACCATGCGATCTCGAACTGTGGACCACGAAGACGTTCAGGTTCTTCTGCCGAAAAGAACTGAACAGTCGCACCATTCTCCCAAGTAAGGGTACGCTTAGTGGGCGACCACTCAGGGAAACCCATCTTCTTACCCTTATATGTCTTGTCGCCCTTCCAGCAAACCGACAAGAACCCACTTTCACCCTTCACCATAACACGTTCAATGTCAGAGTTAGTAGCAGCTACAGCAGCAATACGCTTCTTACCCTGCTTAACCTGTTCTCTAACCCACTCAACACCCGTCCTAGTCTTCCCAAAACCACGACCAGCATTAATAAACCAAGTATTCCAGTCACCCTCTGGTTCTAACTGAGCATCCCTAGCCCAGAAGTTCCAGTCATGCTTTAGTTCTTCGACTTTCTGTGGCCCCAACGCCTCAAACAGTTCTTTAACCTTATTAGCAGGTAAAGCACGAAGAGTGTCAGCTGTCACTTTCCTCTCGGTCATCGGGTTCTTTTCCTAATAGCGTTAGCAGAGTATCCACCGCAGATTCGTCAAGATCAGGATCAGTATCTTGTTCAACTTCGATGTTGGTCTGTGTCGGGGACCAACCACCTTTACTGCGTAGGAACAGTTCTTGGCTCTTAAAATCGCCATCCAGAGCCTGATCAATAACCTTCTTACCTACCGCACCATTCAACTTAGCACGTTCAGCTTCAATGAAGTTACCGTAAATCTTGTAGAGGGTGGATAGTGATTTAGGGGCATTCTGTAGGTGTTGCATAGACGCAATCATCTGACGAATACCGACACCCCCTTGAATGCACTCAAGGATGTGCTTTTCAATGTTTTTGGAATAGGGGAGTGGGTCTGCCATATGACTCTTCCGTAATAGCGACAAATATGAACGACTAGGAGCGAAGCTCCGCTTCTATAAAGATTATGATCGAGTCCGGTCAGACTCATCAACTAAAAGTTACCTCTAAGCCCCTAACCATCGGCAAGACGACAATCCTGAAACCTAAGTGACGTTGTTTGTCTTGGTTGATTAGGAGTTTACAGGTAACTTAAGTATTGTATCTTAAGTATAGTATATACTATCTAGTATATTATAATATCTGTTAGTTGATACTTAAGTACTATACTTAAGATACCCTCTATATACTATATAGTGCCTTATTTTTCATTTTGTCAACTAAAAAATCTCACTTTTTGTTACAAATCTGATAAGTGTCTGAACTAAAACGATTCTTTTTTTCAGATTTTTATAGACCACTTAGGCCCGAATCATAGGCTTACTCTACCTTGGATTGTCGTCATTGGGTATGACTCAGCCCCACAGTGGAAGGTCGGTCAGACCTGACCTCGAAATATGGCGTTTGAAATTTTGTTTTCGGATATGTAGGTGGATACGCACCCACCCCGAATCACCTGCGCATAATACAGAGGGTCCCCACCTAATGTCAATAGGGAATCTTACAAAAACCCCCTATTTGTGTCGTTATGTAACAAAATGTGATTAACTAGGGGATAGTGTGGCAAAAGTGCAACACTTATGATAAATCTTGGGTAATTACGAAAGAAAATCTTGACATAGGAGGGGGCCGGGCCTTGCACATCAGGGTTTGATTCGGACAATGTAATGTTATAACATAACACCCAATGCCCATGCAAAAACGCAAAGCAACCGCTTGCGATACAAACAAAAATGCAAAACGCCCGTAGCGGCCTTGTGGGGCACACTACAGGGCGTGTAACGTGTTAGGCTATGTCACGACATAAACAATGCCAGTGGCCACTGTATGGGCCTCATATCGGCTAATAATACATCCCCGTTGCGTTTTCTATATCGTCGTATAGGTCGGCCAATACTTTGACACAATGCGACTCGTCGTTAGGGTTTAGGCCTAGCTGTTCAATAAGCTCTATTAGGTCAGCGATAGAGTTATCTATCTTAGCCATGTGCTTTGCGAAATCAGATTGTTTAGTCATAGTGAGTCCCCTTATTCGACAAATTGCATTGCGGTTTTCTTGCTAGAACCGTGGGCAACAATCGCCACGCTTTTGGCCTTAACACTATTGCCCCCGCATAACTTGCAAGCGGCGCATTGTGTCCGTTCGCCTGCCTCTTTACTTGCGGGACATAGAACCTCTTTCCCCTTGATAAGCGAGTCCAGTCCAGCAATGACTCGAAAGGTCCGTTCACCCCTTGCCCATGCCTCTTGCGCTTGTTGGGCATTGTCGGCGCTTGTCATAACCGACTCGGGCATTGTGTTCTGTTGATGCGTATAGGCCGTGACATATTCGGCCCCGCTTGTAAGGCTATCCCATATGAAGGCTGGCACGGCCATGGGGTCACCATAGCTACCAAGGCGAACGCCACGTAATAAGCCAATTGCCCGGATTGCATCATGCCCGCTTGCGGTTGGATATTTGCCCGCCTTGTAAGCCTTGTATACGCCATTGGGGGCAAATAGCAGATTGACATAGCACGAACGGTTTTTAGCCCATCCGGTGGCTTTGTTTGTCGGTTGGCCTTTGTGCGGGCAATCGCCACAAATAGCCTTGTCTGCGCCAGTCCGGCTTGCGGTGATAGGGTCAATATCGCTGCGCAAAATCCACGTTTGCACCATATCGCCTGTTTTACGGTTGCCAGTTTTAACTTGTGCAATTGCGACAATGGGTGCCCCGTCAATTAGGCTTGGGCCTTCATAGATTACAAAAGATAAGTTTGCCATTATTCCGACTCCTTGATTTAGTTAAACTTTCTGTGGTGCCTTACGGTTTCCACCCATATTTAGAAGGGTATACAAGAAACAAAT